CAGTTAATTACAATCTGTCTTATAGCCGAAAGTATATCGGATGTTGATTTGCTTTCTTTCGCCATAAGAAGAATCTTTTCTTCTTTAACTAGGAAAGGTCTAAACGCATGTGTTTTTTCGGTTGATGGTACTTTTATTTTAAATGTGGGGTGTTCAATTTTTGGCAAAAGTGGCATGATAAACTCCATTATCAAAGGTTAATAGTTATAGATCCGTTTACCGAGATTCTAGGATTAGTGGGAAGGTTTCTTACTGGTATGTTGCTAAAACTCGAACCCTCTATTGAGAAATGAGAGTAAGTAATAGAAACAGCGATTCTTAATAGATCTCCATGGTCATTCCAAGAGAGCGGTATTTCTCTAACCGACGAAGGGAAAGCTTCGTATAGATTTACCCTTTGTACGACTTTTCCAGTTTTTTCATACATCACAATTTGCATCATTGACGAATAGTCGTCTTTATATCTTGTTGTAAAACCTGGAGTTCTATAAGAACCGTCTGCGCCGCCGATGTTAAAATTGCGACTGTTTGGTTCAGTTCCATTAAATTCGTATATATATCTCACCCAATTATACCAGAAATTCCAAAGATCAGCATTTTTGTCCAAAAGGATCGAAAACGTGATATCGTGAAAAAAAGCGCCATACGGCATCTTCTGTGATGGGCCGACCCCGTAAATAGCGTGATCTCCAGATAATATTGATACGCCTGGAACGCTAGTCTGGTCAATTCTAAACTTCATGATATCGTTTAGATTTGTCATTGTAGATATGTTTCCGCTATTATTTAAAACGGAACCAAGCATAAAGTTTGGCGTTTGAACTCCAACCTCAAAAGTGTTGTTCTTCAGATACCCATAAGAGTCTAGATTAGATCTAAATCTGTTTAAATTAAAAGCCATTTATTAACCTTAATATGGTGGTGGTTTTCTTAATTTTACGTTAGAGTTTTGAACCCATCTTTGAAGCGGGAGCATAGCGGCTTGTCCCCATTCAGCGGCGGAAACCTGATGGAAAGAACTCCTGGCGTGTGAAAACAGGTAGCGTTTAACTATTCCATTATCACCACTTAATTGCACTGACATTCCTTTTAAGTATCGATAAGATATATTCATTCTAGTCGATCGATCGAATTTATCGTTGTTAGTTACCTTAGATAACTCTTTAAGCAAGGCTATTCTAGCTGCTGTCGGAAGATAATGAAGATTGATCCCCAAGAACCCATCCGAGTAATATTCAATAGGTATAACCAATGGGTGTGCATCCCAAAACGGTAAAGTCTTTTTGTGTTTTGGATCATAGCTAAACAGATACATACCACCTATCTCTGGTAATGCGCTTTTTTGAAATATGTTAGCTTGGTCAGTTCTTCTATTTGGGTTTCGCAATTGACTGATTTTATCTTTTATCCAATCAGCTGCACTTTTTCTGGCCTCGGTTAGCTTAAGCCCAGAAGTTTTCAATAAATTATCAAATTGGTCTGACACTATTTAATTCCTAATTCTCGTTCAGTAAATATATGGAAACTCCAACCTCTATCTTTACAATATTCATTCGCCGCTTTCCATTTCGCTTCGTTTATTCCCCAAGTTGTTACTTCAGTGATATACTTTCTAGTAACCTTTTCTTGTTTTTTCGGCGGTTTAGTTTGCGCGGCTGGTTTGACTTCAATTAATGCGGTTTCTTTCTTACCTTCCTTATTTATTTTTGTAACAATAAAATCAGGGAAGTAACGATGTATTTTATTATCAATTGGAGAACGATAAGGTATAAATAATTCTTCAGAACCCCAAGTAACTATGTCTTTGTGTAAGTCTAAATATGTCATTAGCTTAAGCTCCCAACTTGATCGATAAACGATGTTTGTTGGATCGCCTTTATACTTTTGAGGGTTTTTTGGTTTGAAGTAGCCTTGATAACTTTTTGCCATTGTCTACAAATACTATAAATAATCTAAAGTATTTATAAGGATCGCAAATGCCGTTTAATTTCCCAGCTCCATTACCTGCCAGATTTCAGGGCGGATTATCTTATCCACTTAATTTGACAGCGGACAATAGAAATTATTTTACGAGAATACGTTTTATAAGATATCAGCCAGCTTATGGTAAGGACGCTATAGAAACAGTGGGTGGTTTTTTGGGCAGTGAAACTGGCCAATTTGTCGCCGAAGCGGCCACGCTCTTAGGCGGGCCAATTGGAGCGTATTTTGGGCTGGATGTTGCGGGGCAAGCAGCCGCGGATGCGGGGGGATTTCTTGTGAATCAAGGTACTGGGATCGGAAATATAATAAATCTGCCAATACCAAAAAAGATAAACGAAATGAATATGATGAATTGGAGCGAGATATCTATAACAGGAACAATATTGGGCGCAGTGCGTTCTGGCTTGAGCAAAGTTGTAGGTGGTGTATCAGCGTCAACCGCCCTTCAATTTGCATCGGCTTTTTCGGGAGTTCAGATAAATCCATTTATACTTCAATATTTCCAAAAACCTTCTTTTAGAGAATTTAGTTTTACTTGGACGCTCGCCCCTAGAAATAAAAAAGAATCCGAACAGATTCATAAGATTATCAATCAAATAAAAGCGCGCCAAGCCCCAAGATTATCAGCTGATGGTTTTTTAATGGAATATCCAGACTTAGCAATAGTTGATTTTTACCCACATAAATCTGATGATGAATTTCAGATAAGTCTTAAAGAGTGTGTTATAGTCGGGGTTAACGTGGATTACACCCCTGCTGGCCCTTCATATATTGGTGGGACTGCAGCACCAACAATGGTTAATCTAACAATACATCTAAAAGAAACTAAACTCTGGTTTTCCGATGAATGGGATGCTGCCGCTGCTGCTGCTGGGCCTATTCTAGAAGACGATAGAGAAAGATAATAATAGAAAATAGGACAACATGGAAACGTATTTTTCAAAATTTCCTCTAACAAGTTATAGCAATTCAGTTGCTATTGATATCACAAAAAGGGTGAAATTACTAGACAGAGTTTCTGGTAACCCATTTGCATTTTTTCCATACGATATATCAAATGGCGAAAGGGCGGACAACTTCAGTAACAGATACTACGAAGATCCATTTATGAGCTGGTTAATATATCTGAGCAATGATATTGTTGATCCTTATTACGAGTGGTATCTCCAAGACAATGAACTAGAAGAACTTATTATTAAGAAATATGGCTCTATCGAGCAAGCGAAATTAAAGATTAAGTTTTATAGAAATGATTGGGAAAATAAAGAACCGCTTTCTATAAGTGGTTACAATGCGTTACCAGAACAATTGAAGTTTTATTGGAAACCAATATACACCAGTACTGCAATTAAAGAGTATAAAAGATTAGATGAAGACTGGACGTTTAACACCAATAAAATAGTTTCATATTCGGTAAGTAATACATCCTTTACTTATGATGAAGTGTGTGACATTGTATTCTCGGCTGGTCAAGTGGGCAAAGGTCAAGTTGTTCAATCTTCCAACAATACTGTTTATCTTAAGAATATTTCAGGAACAAACGTAGCAAACAGCTCAGTCCCAATAACGGGAAGTAGTTATATCTACGGACAAGAAAGTCAAGTAAATACAGTGTTCACCTCGGCTCAAGTTAAATCGGATAATATACCTTCCGAAGAGTTGATTTATTACACGCCGATCACTTATTATGACTACGAACTAGAGAAAAACGAGTTTAATCGTTCAATAAGAGTAATTGATAGGGATCTTAAGTCAGTAGCTTCGGATAATCTAAGAAAATTGATGGGCGAATAATATGAGCGGCGTTGGCCTTGGTAGTATAAAAATAAATCAACTAACTGTTGGTGGCATTGATCTTATGCAACCGCAGACTTATGCTTATGCGTTTAACATATATGAAGATATTTTTGATGTATACGGGCCAAAGGCTGACATAAGAGTGCACGACTATGTTGACGCTTTGGGTAATTCTCAGTTAAATGGTTCTTACGATCAAGAAGTTGTAATTTCTTTTTCGGAACACTACACTGGTAATAGACTTTCTATGAACTTTAAATTATATGAAAACGCTAATATGTCAGACAGAGCTGGGAAAGAAGGTTCTGGGCGCACGAAAGAATATGACCTAAGATGTGTTATGCCAGAATTATTGAACGCTAGAGGTAACTTTGTTAATAAAAGTTATGTTGATCTTACAACAAATATTACTAAAGACGTTTTAACGAATGAATTTAAGACTCAAAGAACGATTGAAATTCAGGAACAATCTATCAATAAAAGAAGGTTCAATTTTAACCAAAAACAGCCAATGGAAGTAATTAAAATATTAAACGACGAACACATTGGTTCCGAAAGTAATAGTTCCGCATTCATTACATATCAAAACCACAGGGCTGGAAGATCAACATATCGTATTTCTACATTTGAGAAATTGTTTCAGCAAGCACCTGTTGCTAGATTAATTCGATCTTCAACTACAAGTTTTTCTACGGCAACCCTGCAAGATATGATAGACTCTATAAGAACGTATCAAATCAACAGCGCATTCTTTACGGCGGATAGATCTAATTTTTCTACAATAAGTCGTTCGTATAATATTTCAACTGGTGTTCTACACGATCAAAGCGTTCCAGCTTCGCTTACGTTTAAGGTTTTAGGAAAGCCAGCGTTTACAAGCAAAGCTTCTTATGTGAGTAATGGTCCATCAAGCACAACTCTATACGATTCCGTAAACGACCCACAAACTATAACTACGGCGCAAGCAAGAGCTAACAGAAAACAATTCTTATCTTACTTGACTGAGAACCATGGTACATTTGAGATACATGGCAATCCAGGTATTACACTAGGCGATGTTGTTAATTTAAATATACCAAATCAATCCGCTCAAGGCGGAAGTCAAGAAAGATTGTTCTCTGGACCAGCTTTAGTCGTTTCGATACAACATAAAATATCACCAATTGACTCGCAACCTAGATATACTATGATACTTGGTTTAGTAAAGGCTGGGTTTAACCAATATGGTGGAGGTTCTGCGTAATGAAATTTTGTATGGCTGAAGTAAGAGATATAGAAAACGATCCGAGTAAATCTGGCAGAGTAAAGGTTAGAATCTACAACTCCCAGAATGACGAGAGATCTATTAAAGATGAAGATTTACCGTGGGCTGTGCCATTACAGCCAGTAACTTCAGCGGCTTATAATGGCGTTGGTGTTGCACCTCATGGTTTGTTAGTCGGCTCAAGGGTTGTTATTGGATTTATGCCTGACGATCCGTCTGAACAATACCCTATTATATTTGGATCTTTCTCAAGAGCATTTAAGCCAACTGTAAAAGGAATACAATCAAGCCCCGACCCATCAACTGGTGGCGCGGAAGGCGATCCAGCCCCAGACCACCCTTTCGGTGCATCAGACTCACAATAAAGGTAATATTATGACGGTTAAAACAGTTTTCGCACCAGATTTTAAAAACCTTGACATTGCTTTTGCTGCTAACCCAGTAAGCGAAGTGACAAGAAAATCATTAGATGAAATACGAATTGAAATAGCGCCAGATGCAGATAAACCAACAACTGTTTCTGCAAAACCAGGACAAAAAGATTTACAAAC